GAGTTGTTTGCTCGCTCCGGCTTCCACGCCTGCATCGGGCCGCGCGGCGGCATCAAGTATCTTTGATCGGAGGCATAATCATGACCATTCAAGCAAACCTTTGCACCCATTCCAATGGTGAAACCGCCATGAGGGAAATTTCCCATCCAGCTTTGGATCAGCGGGTATTTCGTGAGGTCAATGGATACCTTGAGTGGGCACATGAGGCCGATTGGCTGGCCCACGGTTGGGGCCGCGCCAGAACCTATGGGACGGTTATTAAGCCCATTCAGATTGTTTGCGTAAATGTTGAGGGACGAATTAATGCAGCCTGAAGATTTCCGAGAAGCCCGTAAGGAAATGGGCCACACCCAGCACTCCCTTGCCGCCGCATTGCTTATGGGCAAACATGGATGGCAGACAATCAGTGCATGGGAAAACGGCAAGCAATCCATTCCGGGGCCGGTAAAGGTTGCTATGTATCATTTGTTGACTTGTGGGGGGTAATCAACAATGACTCGGACCAAATACAGCCTAGACGGTTTGCCTTGCGACGTTTTTCAGCGATACGATGATCCACGACTGCAAGGCTGCTTGGGCATAAACCCAACCGTTACTTATCATACGGGTTGGTTGGACGAACGCGGAAAGTGGGTTGAGGTGAACTTGGGAAACGGACACGCTTTTGACCCTATTCCATTGCAAGTTGTTAGTGCTCATCTGGAAATATGTAACATCCGCAAAGCGGAAAGGACAATCCATGACCAAAATTGAACGCAAGGCGATGGCGCTGGTGAATGAGGTTCACACAGACCGTAAGCGCACAGCCACATCATTCACGAGCTTTGATCGGAATGTATGGGACACCCACGAAGCCCTCGCCAAGCGCGGCGGCAGGATCGTGTTTGAGGGAAAAGAGTGATGTGGTTTGCAGGCGCTGTTTTAGCATTTTGCCTCATCTACTTTATTGGGAGGTCATCGTCATCGTCATGACCACTGACATCAAGCGCATAGCCGATGGGCTGACGGCGGTGTTTTACAGAGCGTGCGCAAGTATCTCCCTTGTGTATGCGCTAACGTGTCTGTTTGGCATTTTTTCGTGGCAGCTTAACCCTTGGGGAGCTTCTTTCATTGTTCCCGTTGGTATCACCGCATTTCGATCTTTATTTATGGAGAACTAACATGACTAATCTTAGTTGGGCAATTTATGCCGCCGATTTATGCCAGTCCGCAAGTGTTTGCGGCGAGCTGGTTTTTATAGGCGCTGGTGTCGCTGGCCTTATAGCTGCTCTTATAGCATCTGTAGACGATCCTTTTGGATTTAATGCCCGGCGTGGTTGGGAGGCAGGAAAACGGTTTTTTAAGGCGGCTATCTTGGTCGCCATTGTAACTGTCCCGATCCCCTCCAAAGAAACCGTCTACGCCATTATTGTTTCCGAATACGGCGAACAGCTTTTGCATACGCAGACGGCTAACAAGGCTGAAAAAGCACTTGATGTTTGGCTGGATAAGCAAGCGGAGAACAAACATGACTGAACCGACAGTGACACAGGCGGATCGGGATCTAGCCGAATTAATTAGTGGCGAAGATCAAGACGCATATGAAGCCCTCGCTACAAACAGCGACCTCACCGACCAGCTACGGGGCACTGGCGAGATCTTGCTGGCAGTGTCCAAACGCGAGTGCATCAGCCCTTATCAAGACAAGGATCTATCTGATCGGTTTATGGAAGCCGCCGCCGAAATCGCCCGCCTCACCGTCGCTCATGTTGAAGGCGTGAAGATGGGGCTGGAGGCTGCTGTGCGGGCCGTTGATCATAGCGTTGACGCATCGACAGTAGATGATTGCTGCCTTGACCATGTGGGCGATGCTGTTGCCGCCATCCGCAATCTCGATGCAGAGGCTATTGTGAGGGAGGGAAATGACCCAACCCCAATACGGCGGTAACAAGATACCCCAAAGCTATCTAGCTAAGTTCATACCCCAACCTAAACACCCTGACTTGCCATACGAGTTGCGGCTGTTTCTGGATAGGCTTGGAGAGACCAAATGACAAACGACATTGAAATACTAACCGCAATTCTCGAAGAATGGGAAAATGGCGCGGACATAAACACTGATTCTTATCAATTCCGAAATGCTTTAGCAATGTATCGCTTGAAGGTTCACGATGTTGAATGGCCACCAGAGTGATGAGTATTATTCCAAATATCATTCATTTTATCTGGTTTACGGGGCCAATGTCGCGGGACTTTGGTTTTATTAATTATCTGGCAGTCAGGGCCGCGCATGATGTGCAAAAGCCAGACGCCATTTATATGCACACCAATGCAGAGCCTGTAGGCAACCCTCATTGGGAAGCCATTCGGCCTTACGTCACAATGGTGCAATCCGAGCCGCCTGCCATTTCAGAATACCCGCAGTATCAGGCAGACATCGTGCGGTTGGATGTGCTTTACGATCAGGGGGGTATATACCTTGATACGGATATGCTGCTGATAAAACCCCTATCCTTCCAAAGAACCACGATGGGAATAGAAAGCTACGATGAAGATGGCTCACCCAAATCCCTAAATGCGGGGCTGATCGTGGCCAAGCCGGGATGCCCATTCATTGGCCGGTGGAAACGGGAGATGCTGGACGTCATCGGGACTGGGGAATGGTCGTCCCATTGCGTTACGCTGGCGGCAGAAATATACAAACAAAACCCAACCTTAATTGATCTGCGGTCAGCCGAGGAATTTCTGCCATTCGATTTTAACGATGAATGGATTTATGGGGATATATCGGGGGAATGTCGGCTGATTAATTCCTATTCCGTCCATATGTATGACACCTATTGGGAGGGCGTTGAATGGGCGGAATTGCGGAAAGTAAACAATGATTATCTGCGGAACGAACGCAACCTATTCACGCATTTATTTGGGAAATACGCGATGACCAAAAATCTGAAAATCTGCGTTTACGCTATTAGCAAAAATGAAGAAATGTTTGTTGAGCGGTTTTGCGAAGCCGCCAGCGATGCTGATATGATTGTTATTGCAGACACTGGAAGCACTGACAAAACAATTAAATTGGCAGACCAATGCGGGGCCATTGTTCACGAAATTTGCGTTACCCCTTGGCGTTTTGATGATGCGCGCAATGCGGCAATAGCACTTTTGCCCCGTAACATTGATGTGTGTGTTAGCCTTGATTTGGATGAGGTGTTGCAGCCGGGATGGCGAGATGAAATTGAGCGCGTTTGGGTGGATGGCACTACGCGACTTCGCTATGGGTTTGACTGGGGTGCCGGGATCAAGTTCCAATACGAGAAGATCCACGCTCGGCATGGATATAGATGGCTGCATCCCTGCCATGAATACCCGGTGCCCTATGGCATAACCGAACAATATGCCAACACTGATATGCTATTGGTAATCCACAAGCCAGACCCGACCAAGAGCCGTGGGCAATATCTGCCATTGCTGGAAATGTCAGTTAGGGAAGATCCCCATGATCCGCGCAATGCCTTTTATTATGCCCGCGAATTGTCGTTTAACGCCCATTGGCAACAGTCTATTGATGAATGCAACCGCTATCTTAATCTGCCCGGTGCTGATTGGGCAAACGAGCGTTGTTACGCATATCGCGTAATGTCCCGATGCTATGCTGAATTGGGGGATTGGGAAGGGGCCATGAAGGCTGCGCGCATGGGCGTGATTGAGGCCCCTTATACGCGTGAGCCGTGGTGTGAAATCGCCAAGCTGGCATATAATCGTCACCAATGGGCGGAATGTTATGGCGCAGCTATGTCAGCACTCGCCATAGAACAGCGGGAATATCTTTATACCGTAGACCCTGAGGTGTGGGGTTCTATGCCGCATGATTACGCCAGCATTGCCGCATGGAATTTGGGCATGAAAGAGGAGTCTATAAAGCAAGTCACGCTTGCCCTAGAGCATAGTCCAAATGATGCGCGGTTAATCGCTAATCTTGCCCATTATCAAGCCGAATAATTGTATTGGGCTGTCGGTTTATGCGGCGGCCCAAGGCAATGGGGGTGTCACTACAGGTGGCACCGCCAGCGCGGCAAGCTGCGTGTCCACATTCCCCTCGCATTGCGCCACGCCGTCGAGTCCGAGGGCTTCCTGCACCCAACCAATTACTCGATCCTGCGTCAATTCTGCGTACGGGATGTAAGGCTCTGCGGGATCAAGAGTGACTTGGGTGTTGCCGCTGGTGCTGCAAGTGTTGATGCTGTCTGTCCCAGACAATAGCCAATAGACTGCAAACACGACATCCGTGTAAGTGTTCTGCTTGGGGTAGCAGTCCATCCGAGTGATCGACCAAGTGTAAGTGTTTGCCATTATCTGTCCTTAGAACATGAGGGACATACCGATTGAAGTTGGTGGTGGGGATTGCTTGAATGAGAACGAAACGCAACCATTACTAACACTGTTACTAAACGAAGCCGTTCTTGCGGTGGTAACGCCCGCCGTAGCTTTATTCTCGTCAACTATTAACAATCCGCCGCCACTACCCACTGTCGCACTCTGGTTAATCCGAGTTGTAGTACTCCCCGGCGCTGTTATTGTGTTGTTGACATTTGCAGAACAACCAAACACAGATATAACGAGATCATCGCTTGCTGTGGTTGTCTGGGTGTTTGTTGTAACTGATGTACTTGACGCACTGGCGTAAGTCGCAGATGTGTCTATACCAAGGATGCCACGATAGCACAGCATGACTGATTGTGCTGTAACAGACCCGCCGGACAGCGTTGTAAATACTTCACTGCCCCCAGCGAACTTATAGAACGCATACGCGTAGTTGCCCGCCGAAATGGCTGTCCAACCAGTCGGTGTGGATATTAATGCACTGCTGCTTTCCAGACAGATGACCAAAAGATCGCCCGCAGCATATCCGGCGGGAACAAACACTATAGCATTAGCGCCAGTTTGGACAGCGCCCGCTGCAATGTATGACCAAGTTTGTGCCATTATTGCTGCGCCACCGCTACAACGTCCCAAAAACTATCCTGAGAGTTGTATATACAGCCAACATACAGAACCTTGGAGATTACCGTAGTCGCGGGGAGCGTTACGCCAACTGCGCGATAAGCGCCCGAAGTGGTCGTCCAAGTCAGCGTTTGGGCCGTTCCGTTGTCCTTGAAACGGAGCATCAGTTTTTGACCATCCACAGGAGTGCCGCTTGGGGCCGCGATAGTCGCGCCCACAGCAAGAGCCGTTACCGTGTATTGGTTAGTCGTTCCCGCAGTGGGGGTAATCGTTGCGCCCGAAGCGGTTGACGCAGAAAGACCCTGCACCGAGCCGTTGATGGTGACCACACCGGGAGATGCGGTTGAGCCGATGCTGATAGTCGTGGTCGAACCAGACAGACCAGCCGTGCCAATGTTGACGGTCTTGGTTTGCCCCGAGGTAGTTGCTGCGGCTGAATAGTTATCGGTATGGGTGGAGGTCAGCGTACCAATATTTACACTGTCCGCGCCAAGTGCCCATTTGCTTGTCGCCGTGACGTTCGTGCCAGCGGCGGGTGCAGTGAAATACGTTCCATAAAGCGTCGTGACCGTGACGCCGGTATTGCTGGCCGCATAGGTCTGCGCACCGAACAAGTTCATGTAGGCGGTCGTCACCGTGCCAGATGCTGCGGTGGTGATGTCGGTGAAGGTTGCCGCAGATTGGATCAGTCCAACCCCGCTAGTGCTCCACGCAGCAACCGTAGCGCCGATGGGGGCGAAAGTAACGCGACCATTTATTGTGGTAGTCTGGGTAACACCGCTTGTCGGAGAACCGATTGCTATTGTACCAATCGAACCAGATGCACCAGCCGTTCCAATGTTGATGGTGCTGGTGTTACCAGAAGACGTTGCGCCTGACTGAATACTAATGGTCTGCGAAGCGGTAGATCGACCAATTAAAATGCTGCCTGTTGAAGCCGTACCGCCTATATTTATTGTCCCGACGCCGGTTGTTGAGAGCGTAAACGTGTTTACTGCGAATGTAGCAACAAGACCTGATCCGCCCGTAATAGTAGACGCTCCGGTGACGGTTAGACCACCACCAAAAGTTGAAACATACCCCCCAGAGGTCGTTACGCCGCCATTGTTAACAGTGACATATCCATTAAAAACGGCGGCGGTTCCGCCCGCGACTTTACCCGCCGAAATCGCACCTTCAAACGCCGCAGTATATACGTAGCCCGCCGTGACGTTAGCGCCTTGCAGTGGGTCGTAGAAATAATTACCATAAAGATAGCTCGGTGTTGATAAACTTGAAGTATTATATGTTTGCGCTTGAAATACGTTTATCGCTGCGTTTTGGGAGCCGGTGTTTGTTGTGTCTGTATAAGTGGTTGGGTTCTGTACCAGACCTTTACCATTAAGCCCCCAATTAGGCGCAGTAATGTTGGTGCCCCCGAATGTCAGTGTGCCAACGCTCAAGAAGTTACCCGCGCCGGGATCAGTCGTCGTGCCAAGCGCAAGACCACCCAATGGCGACACGCGCATACGCTCGACGGCGGTATTCAACGTCGATCCGGTCGTGCCAACGGTGCTGGTATAAAAAGGGATATAACCAGATGAACCCGCGCCTGTGCTTAGACCCGCTTGGATGCGGAAAGTCGAACCAGCTATATCTGTGCCGGTGGCATTGGGTGCGCGCAAAAGATATGATGTGGGGGTGCCGTTGGTATCTGGCCCAACCACAACGCCAGCGGACGTAACGCGAAAATAGACGCCACCAGATGAGAGAAACTCATGCCCCCCATTGGGAGCCGCAGCCCCCTGAATGGTAGCCGCATATCTCAATATGCCAGTTGAATTGGTGTATTGAATACTGGCTATATTTGATGTGAGTTCAGTACCCCAAGCGATGACACCGCTTAAAATGGTTCCCGATGCTCCCATCAAGGAAATGCCGGGATAATACGGGTGCTGAATGGTGATACCATTATTATTGGCTGGCGGTGTGAGACCACCCGTACCTACATAAAGGCTGTCTACACCCAAGGCATATTTGTTGGTCGCGGTGACATTCGTTCCGGCAAGGGGAGCCGCGAGATATGTCGCATAAAGATTGGTAAACGTGACCGCACTGGACGCCGCCACAGTCTGCGCTTTGCGGGCGTTGACATAAGCCGTTGCCACAGTGCCGCTGCTCGACGTGTCGGTGTATGTCGTGGCGCTCTGGATCAAGCCAACGCCGTTGGTCGTCCACGCGGGCGCGGACACCGCCGTGCCGCCGAATATCACTGTACCCGTGATCGTGGGAGACGCGGCAAGAGCCACAACCGTGCCAGAGCCTGTGGTCGAGTAGCTGGTGCCCCAAGCCGATCCAGTGCTGTTGGCAATGCCTGCGCTGGGGTATACCGTAGGGCCTTGTGATCCAGTAGGCCCAGTTGGCCCCGTCGGGCCTGCAACTGACGATGCTGCGCCAGTAGGCCCAGTCGGCCCCGTGGGGCCTGCTACAGATGAAGCCGCACCTGTCGGGCCTGTCGGCCCCGTGGGGCCAGTGCTACCCGCCGCTCCCGTGGGTCCTGTAGGGCCTGTGGGGCCTAATTGCGTATACATTACCTGTTGAGCGGTGACGATTACGCCGGGAGTGATAGGAACTGTTGGCGAGGTTTGCGCTGCGATTGTTGAAATCGAAATAGTTGTATTGCTCACAGCCCATGCAATTTGAATGTAATCTCCAGCAGAAACCGTCAAGACATAATTAACGGCTGCAATTAAAGCACCGGCACCGCCATGAGATGTTCCCGGAACATTATAAACGGAATTACTGTCAGATACGTCTGTTCCGTTCTTTCTTATCCAAACATCAACATTATCACTATTAGCATCTGTATTGGTAAATTGTATAGAATACTGAATATTATATGTTCCAGCATACGCAAAAGTTATTCTATTGCCGGATGCAACGCTGACACCGCTGGCCTCAAATTGAGAGCCAATGTTTACAATATAAGACGATGTGGTACTTAATGCCGTCTGGTTTGTTGTGTCATAAAATGACCCATAATAACCAAGGGAGCCGCCAGCGCCAGTGGAACCAGTTGGGCCTGTAGGGCCGGTGTTACCTGTAGAGCCTGTCGGGCCAGTGGGGCCAGTAGGCCCTACATTGCCTTGCACACCTGTAGGGCCAGTTGGGCCAATCAAGCCAGTGGCCCCCGTAGGCCCTGTCGGCCCTGTAGGCCCCGTAGGCCCTGTCGCGCCGATGTTGCCTTGAACGCCAGTAGGCCCCGTCGGCCCCGTAGGGCCTGTTGGGCCAACAATCCCCTGAATCCCCGTTGGGCCAGTCGGGCCTGTAGGGCCTTGGATTCCCGTCACCCCAGTTGGGCCGGTTGGCCCAGTATTACCTTGAATACCTGTCGGCCCCGTAGGGCCTGTTGGGCCGGTGTTACCAATAGCACCCGTTGGCCCTGTAGGCCCAGTTGGGCCGGTATTGCCAATGGAACCAGTCGGGCCTGTAGGCCCAGCCACGGTAGATGCCGCGCCGGTAGGGCCAGTAGGCCCCGTGGGGCCTTGTGGGCCGCTTGCCCCGTTAAGGTTTACAGTCCAAGTGCTATAACTGCCCGAGCCAGAAACAGATGTGATATTAGCGACCAAAGCACCCGTGGCCGTGTTATAGGACACAACCGTGCCCACCATATACACAGTGCCGCTATAAGCGATCAGGATTGGCTGCGCGGGAGTATAGGATAAACCCGTGCCAATGGTGAGGGATTGCGTTCCTGTCGCAATAGTCAGCGGAGTTGTGCTAGTGGATGAGTAATAAGCACCAGAAGGCCCCGTGGGGCCAGTCGGGCCTGTAGGCCCAGTTGGCCCGGTCGGGCCGGTATTGCCAGTATTGCCGGTAGGGCCAGTAGGCCCCGTTGGGCCTGTAGGGCCGACAATCCCCTGAATCCCCGTTGGGCCAGTCGGGCCTGTAGGGCCTTGGATTCCTGTATGCCCAGTTGGCCCGGTCGGGCCGGTATTGCCAGTAGATCCCGTTGGCCCCGTTGGCCCCGTTGGGCCGGTGTTACCAATAGCACCCGTTGGCCCAGTCGGGCCTATGGAACCTGTGTTGCCAGTAGACCCCGTTGGGCCTGTAGGGCCAGCAACTGTAGATGGCGCACCTGTCGGGCCTGTAGGGCCTGTCGGCCCACCCGCAGGCCCAGCCGGGCCAGTGGGGCCTTGCGGCCCAATAACCGCTGCAAATGCCATCTCTGGCGGGGACTGATTAGCCGACCACGAAACAGTGGGGATTGCCGCTGGGCCACGCCAGTAAAGGGTAAAGCTGCTCATGCTGCGGGTGTCACACTCTCAACAACATTGATGATCTGAGGGCTTGTGACGGACAAAACCGTAGAGCCAGACAAAATAAGGGCGTCGGTAATATAAGACCCCGGCGTCAATCCCGCGCTCACAGTAGAACTAATCACACCCTGCCAATACGCGGGGTCGCTTCCAGAAATGGGGTGGTATGTTACCACAAATATAGCAGTCGGCGCAACGGTAACAGGCGGCGGCTGTAAATTATAAGTCACTTTCAGCGACATTGTGACTGTCAAAGTCGCGGGATCATAATCGCCGGGATCAGCAATGACCAGATTAATGACGATTTCCTCGCCACGGGGATAAGAAAAAGGAACGGCCATTGTATATTTCCTAATTACGGCTTGCCGTTAAAACGATCAGCAATGCCCCGCACAAGCTCACGGCACTTTAAACCATATTGATAGTCTGTTTCCCAACCATCAAGCTGCTCTTGAGTGAATGCCACGGCGGCGGTGGTGGTGCCTGTTCCAGAAATGGGGGAAGAGTTATCCTTGGAAGGGGTGCTGGCTCCGCTGGCTGAACTTTGAGCGTTGACGCGCAACCGGCCATTAAAATAGGTAGCAAGCTGATTACGGCCATCCGCAAGACCATCCTCATAGTCATGGTTGGTAACTCCTGAAAAATTGGCTAAATCGGCCACCAGCTTTGCCCTTTGCTTATCGGCAAGGGCTTTTGCGTCAAACTGTGCTTTAACATAAGCGGCGCGATCTGTCATGCGCCCTCTGACCGCATCAACCTTACCATGCCAGAGCCACGCACAAGCCAGCAAAAGACCCGCACAGGCACATTGCCAAGGGTATCGAACCACAAGGCCCGCTAGTGCAGTCCACGCGCTTCCAAGCCATCCTAGAGCCCGCATGATAAATAGCGGATTCATTGGAAATGCACCGAACTAAAAACCGCGATTGAGCCAACCATAAAACCAAAGCCAAAGGCAATAATGGCAGTGCGTGTCACAACACGGCGAATGTCTGCCATAATTACCTCGGTCAATGTCGCCACCTTAGCAGCATCCAAACGAGCCGCTCCGAGAAGATTGCTAATGATAGACTTAACGCGGGCTTCTATTTTAGAAATGCTCATGGGTTTTATTCCTTCAATCAAGCGTTATCGTCACCGTCAGAACCCGTCACGGGATTACTACCCGTCAAGGGAAACTTGGCATCCATCAAGACGCGAAAATCGGCCTTGTCGGCATCGGTCATCTCATCAAGCATTTTGAGCCGGGCGGCTTTTCGGGAAAGCCAGCGCGGATCGGCCTCAATATGCGCCGCTGCCATATCCGCAAATAATACTACATCGTCAGCGACGTGTATATTGTCGCTCTTGAAATTGCCGCAATGGCCTAACAATAGATGATGGTTAGCCTCAGGGTCGCCGTGTTCCGTCTCGCACAGCGTCAACAGATTGCGCGGGTCAAGTTCCAGATCGGGGCGGCCCAACGCAATGCAATAATGGAACGGCAAAATGTGATGCACTTGCAAGCCCTTGTCCTTTTTGGCCGAGCCGCAGCACGCGCAAAAAGGGAAAGCGGCAAGTTGACGTTTTTCTACGGCGGGCCAATGCGGGCTGCGCGGCGGCTCATGGTGCTGGCCATTGGGATATTTCACCTGCTCATGGGCTGTAGTATCTGTCATGTTTTCCTCGCGATAATTCGGGCGATCAAGATCAACAGGGGCACTGTCGCTTATAGTTGACAGAGGCTTCATGCTGCGAACGCCCGCATAACCGGGGGCACGTAATGATCGGCATGGTTTGCCAGCACGATGTCCCGCACCCGTTCAATCGGCATTACCTGTCGGCCTAATTCGCCATAAGTGCGCGATCTGTGAACCATCGTCATGCACTGATGCGACCGATAGCCGTAATCATTGGCGTATTTGTCGCGGGGCGCGAGGTTGTTCCAGCTTTCAAAAACACAGCCCGGCAATTCCTTGCGCTGGCTATGGTGAACGTGGCCGCCGTCGATATAGCGGAATGTCGTCTCGCCCCAATCGGAATGATAATCGGACGACATGACCTTGGCGCAGCCCTCGGGCCGGGTTTTGTCGCCGTGATGAATCAGAACCATCGTCTCGCCCATGCGATAAGCAATAAACTGCCCTTCGTTTCGCAGCACGTTGACGCGCCCGGTTGATGCGTAAAGCATCCGAAATGTCGCCGCCGCCCAAACGTCATTGGATCTGGAATGATTGCCCTGATTGAATATGCAATCCACCGTTGCCGCCTTAGTCAAGGCTCGGTCAATGATGAACCGCATGATCCGCAGATAGGCGTCGATCATCTTCCAATAGCGGGTGTCCATGTCCTGCGGGTGCCCGCTGGCCTCGGTCACGGCTTTGAATGTCTCATAGTGCGTGCCATCGCCAAGGTCATTGATAACCATGCGATCACATTCCGGCGCGGCATCGATCAATGCAGCCGCCGCCGCGCATATCTCGCGCTCGGCAATGCCAATGTCAAAATTGGCCCCGGTTTCGGCTTCACTGGCAACCATGCCGATATGGGCATCGCCAATCTGCAACCACGGGATAATGTCCGATTGTGGCATCGCGGGCATGGGGGCAATCGTGGCGGGATCAATCGGGGTGATATTGGCGAGTGCCGCCTCTATCCCGGCCCAATAGTTTTGCTCTGCGGCGCGAGTTTTAAGCCAGATCGGTTCGCCCGCCGCCGTTTTGGTAAAATGGGAATAGCCCCGCAGTTCAAAGCCTTCCGCGACGGGATGCACTATCCCCGATTCCGGTGCCCAACCGCGCCTAGCGGCCTTTGCCAAAAGATCGAGCAATACTTCACTCGCGCCTTGATGACGGATACCCAATCGCGCCGATGCCGCCCGGCATGATCCCGTATCAACAATGGTTTGCAACGTCTCGCGCTGGCGATCTGTCAGCGGGTAGATGGTTTGCGTCAGAAGCGCGGTCGCTTTATCGGCTACATTCATAGGCCACCTATTTATGAGGGGATAGGCGCGTTATTTGGGGGGAATGGCGGCGTCCTGATTCCAGATCACCAACAGGATGCCACACGCGGCCCCGGCGTAACCGAAACGCGGGTCTATGCTGGCGTAGTTCACCAGCACCGGGGAAAGGGCGGCAAGCAGCGCGCCCAGCTTGGTCGAGACTTGCGCCCATTGGCGCTTGATCCAATCAATAGCTTTCATTTTCCACCCATGATCTGTTGAAGGATAGGCATCACGTCGGCCACGGTTTGCGGCTTGGTACTGCGGAGATAGCTTGGCTTGCGAACACCCCACACCGGCACGCGAAAGTCATCGGGCCATGTGCCATCGAAGAATAAAGCGGCTTCACGCTTGCGTCGGGCAGTCAACAATCCGCCTTGCAAATAATTGCCAACTAGATCGGCCTTGGCGCTTGTGGGCTTACCGGCTTGAAAATCCTTGACCCATTGCGCGGTCAAAATAGCCCCGGTGTTCCAGTGAAACGATAGCGCGGCGGCAAGCTGGTTTTCGGTCAGATCATGCCCCGCAAAGGCTTTCAACACGGCGGGCAGGAATCGAGCCTCAATCCATGCAACGGATGCCCGCAATGCCGTGTCGAGCGACGTTGGCCGGTTTTTGTATTGCAGAACGTCCGCCCCGGAAGTCGCTGCAATCCCCATCGCCCACGTCCAGACGCGAGGATCAAGATATGACTCAAGCGTCAGGCCTTCTGCTGTGCCAAGAGTAGCGACTATTTTTGGCGTTAGCTTCACAATCGCCCCCTAATGGGATTTGCCCATAAAATAACTTACAAGACCACTTACGGCAGACAACAGAGAGACAATTAAAGCGGTGACGGAAACGCCTACAGACCAGCCATGTTTTTTGGCTTCTTCTTTAGCGTCATTTTTACCATCCTGCACTTTTAGATGAGTGAGATCGGTATGGATGCCTTTGATTAATTCTTTAACCTCTACAAAGCCTTCTTGGACTGATTTCTCTATCCTATCCATACGGTCATTCAAGCTAACCTCCATACGCTCGGCAGTTGTTTGGGCTGCCTCGGCCATGGCTTGGGCTTTCCCTATTTCAATGCCGAGATCGGCGTGGGTGGGGGTTATGCTCATCGTCTCACCGCTTAGTAGTAGTATGAAACGAGCAGAGTGGAACCAGCGGCATTGGTGGAGATAAACTTGATTGCAGACAGATCGCCGTTAAAGCCTTCTGGCTCAAGCCCCGCGACCAATACCATGCCGCCACCGACACTAGCCGTAGGAGCCACACCGTCATCGCGCCAGTTTACGCTATTGGTCAAAGCCTGCACCAGAGCGTATTTGGGAACGCCATTAACGCCCGTGGGAAGCGTAAGGCCAACCGCCGCAGAATTGGTCAGGGCAATGCTCTGGAAGGACGAGGGGTAAGGCTGATACTGACCGGGAAAAAGCGTGGTGGACATGATCGTTTCCTATTTAGTTTGCGGGGGCCACGGGCCATTTGATTTTGACGGGGAAGCCCTTTTGCGCGGGGACATCTCGCAGGGCTTGGCGATATGTTTTCCAATCATCGGATAGTGCATTGCCGGATTCTGTGGCAATCGTTACCCGCCAGTCAGTCTTTTGGAGCATATTGTCACGTTGTGCCCGAGCAGTTCCAGACAAATCATCCATAGATGGTGGTGCGGGGTCGATCAAAATTGGATTGCCGTCTGCATCGGGCGCAATGGCTTTTCCCAAAGATGACCCCATTAGAAGTTCTGCGTGTTGATCTTCTGTAATGTCAACCGCGTCTTCTGGAACATAGTCATAATTGATGGCGTCCGAGTAAAATCCCCCGGTGGTTTTAGAGTATTTCATGTCGTTTCCCTATTTGGATTCGGAGTTGCCATTCTCACCAGCCTATTGCCACCCAGTCAAAACCATAGAAACTGCCGATGTCACTATCATCGTTGATTACAGTCATATTAACGGATGAGGTGGTCGAACCCGTATTGGTACGAGATATGTGTTTAGAAACATACGTCGTTCCAGAGGGTGTATAAGGAACAACAGACATTGCCAAAACCGAATGAGGGAAGGTCACTGGAAATGTAATTGGTATAACATAACCATTACCGGGGGTCACAGAACGATTTTGCCCCCATTGAACAATGAGGCCATTGGGAAATGTATAATATCCCGGATAGGCAAGAGAATATGAGCCAAAGCCCAAAGACGTAAGCAAGGACGATATAGGTATGTCTGATGGGGTTGCAGTGCCGGTTGTGATGTTCCCCTTGAAAGTGCTTGCTGGCATTTGGGCCAAACTACTGTTTGGTATGGAGTTAAGCACTAAAGCGGCTGGGTTACTCATCAATTCAAAATTGGTTCCATCCCATACCACTTCAAATATGGCAGATGCCGCTAATTGGTTATTTTGCAGGGCAGATCCATTAATTAACACATTTTTAGCACCAAGCCCGTTCACATTCAGCGTGTATGCGCCCGTATTGGCCGTGCCGATCTTTAGCACCCGGATCGGAGAATAAAGGATGCTGGACAAGGACGTGATAGCGGGCGACAAAGTGACCACACCCGCATTGGTCGAGCCAGAATCCACCGCAGAGTTACCAAACTGAGACTGAATATCGTTGGTGCCGACCAAGTTATTCAACAAGCCAGCCGTGATAAAGTTTGAGAAACTTGCACCAACCGCCCAGCTTTGCGGCGTCGTCCCTTCCTGCCCGCGCACAACAGTCATGGTATCGCCGGTTCGAGCAGTCACCCGCACGATCTCATTGGGCAGGCCAGTGCTGCTGCCAGCCGCAAACAGAGTGGCGGTGAAATACTGTCCGCCCGTAAGCGTGGGGAATAGAACGCCTGTGCCCGTTGCCACGGTAATCGTGGTGGCGGTAGTGTTGATGGCCGAGCCAAGGGTGGTATTGGCGTTATTGGCAAACTGATAAAGGCTCATACTAACGTCACCGTCCATGTCTGTTGGAAGGGCAATTCTATAACACCAGTTTGAACAGCCGCATTAAATATCTGCGATTGCGTGGTGTTTGCCAGCTTAATTGTCCATTTTTGAAAACCAGTTGGCTTTACCGACACATTATATTGCGTGTCGTTTACTGCATCGGTGCCATTTAGCCCATTTAGAAAGCGGTTGATCCTGCGCTTTAGCCAAGTGGGAGTGAATGTTTTGCCATCGCCTTTGTAAAATGCCCATGTAATAACACGGCGAAACGTATCATCCGAAGTGGCGGTATATGTGCTTGCCACACCCGCCCTATATCCATTCAATGGCATTTGATTGGGAGTAAACGAGTTTACGTCACCAATGTTGGGCGAACCATTGCTAGTGGGCAAACCCGGTCGGCTAATGCCATAAATGCCCGCCGCCACCCAATCCAGAAGGACGCCAGACACCGGAGCCTGCGTGTAGATCGGCAAATTAAGCGCATTGAACCAATTCATATAGGCTTGGGCATATTGATTATATGCCGTAAAAAACGCCTGCAAATTGTCATCGTTTTGATACTGGATATAAAGATAAGCCGGTATCGTGTTCTGGATGCTAGTAGGCCCTGTTGCTGGCCAACTGGTGTCTACGCCCGCGACCACATTACACCTGCGTAATCGTAAGGTTGGTGGATGTCAGGGTGAAGTAGCTTTCGGGATCGCCATAGATAAGAGACGTTCCCGGCGAGGGTGATGTTGCC